TAACTGCTTTACTTATAAATTGAATTATTTTAAAAACGTCAGCGTTTAACATATACTACGAAGATGGCAATAGAAGTTACACCCGAACAAGAACTTGTAAATCAGCGTATAGCTGAGTTGATGATGGAAGAACCCGTTAATGAAATGCGAGCGGTTTCTCCCGATATGTTTGAACGTCAGAAGTTAGGTATCGAAAGACTTCTTTCTAATCTTTATGAACCGCGTCGGGCGAGAGATATTGCTGAAACGATTTCTACGGGTATAGAATTTACTCCGTTAGGAAATCCCGCCGCACTTGCCGAAGGCTTTCAAATGATGGGCGACGACCAACCGTTGATGGGTGCAGCACTAATGGCGGGCAGTATTTTTACAAATATGCCTCGAGGTAAGTTAAAAGGTTTACTTAAAAAAGCCGATGAAAAGTTAGACGACCTTAGAACAAGACAATACCAAGCTGAATCTAAAATGAAAGGCGGACTAAGCAAAGCTGACTATGATGAGGGCTTTAAAGAAAGCAATAAAATTCAAGCAGATATAAATAAAACTGAGAAGGAAATAGCTGAAATTAAAGAAGCACTAGGTCCGACAGATCTTCCTAAACAAGCTAAAGGTATTGTTAACGCAACTCCTGACATCAATAGATTGTTTAGAGAGATAAGTGAAAGTCCTTCACGAATTAATACTCCACAGCACCAAGCAGCAGCTAAATTTACCAGCGAACAATTACGAAAAATTAATCAGGGTATTGAAAAATTAGAGCCTACTGAGAGAGATAAAGTAGCAGAACTAATACAGAAGTTATTAGAAGATCGTTAATGACTACAAACAGAGAGAAGCTCAAGGCTTTAAAAAATATCGACGTTTCTTATCTTAGCAAAGCTGAAGCGAAAGAATTTACAATTCTTTTAGAAGAACTCGAAAAGCGCGAGTTTCAAGAAAAAGCCACAGGAACTTTTTTAGATTTTGTAAAATCAATCTGGGGCGAGTTTATTTCGGGCGATCACCACGAGAAAATGGCAAAGGCTTTTGACGATATAGCCAGTGGTAAACTAAAACGCTTAATCATCAATATGCCGCCACGTCATACAAAGTCTGAATTTGCTTCGCATTTATTCCCCGCGTACCTTTTGGGAAAGAATCCGAAACTAAAAATCATCGAAGCAACACACACCGCCGACTTAGCAATTAACTTTGGTCGTAAAGTTAGGGATTTGATCGACGGAGAAGAGTATCACGAACTTTTTCCTGAAACAGAACTAAAAGCGGACAGTCGTTCGGCGGGTAAGTGGCTAACAAACAAAGGTGGGGAATACTATGCAGCAGGTATTGGGGGTGCACTTGCTGGTAGGGGAGCGGATTTGTTTATTATCGACGACCCGCATTCAGAACAAGATGCGATGTCCGATAAAGCGATGGAAGAAGCATATGAGTGGTTTATGGCGGGTCCGCGACAAAGGCTACAACCAGGAGGTGCAATCGTAATTGTGATGACCCGTTGGTCTAAAAAAGATTTAACAGGCAGATTAATTAAGAAAATGGCACAAGATCAGGGCGCAGATCAGTGGGAAGTCATTGAATTTCCTGCAATATTGCCTAGCGGAAAGCCTCTTTGGAAAGAATTTTGGAAATTAGAAGAACTTGAAAGCATAAAAGCCTCTGTTAGTCCGTCAAAATGGGCAGCACAATACATGCAACGACCAACAGGTGAGGGAATATCAATTATTCCTAAAGATTGGTTTATGGTTTGGGAAGAAGTAAAACCGCCAAAATGCGACTATATCATTCAATCGTACGATACGGCTTTTCTAAAAAGCGAAAGAGCCGACTTTACTGCAATTACGACATGGGGAGTTTGGTACCCTGAAGGCAAAATTGGCGAAGAAATGTACACGGGCAACGAAGCGCACTTAATTTTGATTGATTGTATTAAAGAACGGTTCGATTTTCCCGAACTAAAAGCAGAAGCGCTAAGATTATACGAATTTTGGGATCCCGATACAGTAATTATCGAGGCAAAAGCCAGTGGTATACCGTTGGTTCAAGAATTACGGCGCGTGGGTATTCCCGTAAACACTTTTTCTCCAGGAAAAGGACAAGATAAAATAGCCAGACTAAATTCAGTTTCCCCAATATTCCAAGATGGGCGCGTTTGGGTACCTGATAACAGGTTTGGTGAGGAACTTATGGAAGAAGTCAGTGATTTTCCTGGAGGCGAACACGACGATTTAGTAGATGCGACAACTTTAGCCCTAGCGCGGTTTAGAGAGGGTGGATTTTTGCAACTAACAACAGATTATTATGAGCCTGAAGAATATTATCCGACGGAAAGAGTTTATTATTGATAAAATAAAGGTATGATTTACAGACATGGCTATTGAACAACAACCCTTATCCGTACTTTCTCCAGCGGAAGAAGAGATTGAACTCGAGATTATAGATCAGCCTGAAGAAGAAACGGAAGTTTTTATTCAGCCTGATGGAACTGTTGTTATGGGAAGCGATATGCCCGACCCAACAACAACAAAATTCGGGGAAAATATTGCGGAGTCTTTAGACGAGCGCGAATTATTTACAATCGCGAACGAATTAGTCGCTTCTTTCGAAGAAGATTTAGATTCTCGTAACGATTGGTTTCAAACATACACAGAAGGGCTTGATTTATTAGGCATAAATGCTGAATCAAGATCACAACCGTTTATTGGCGCTTCAGGAGTACACCATCCGATACTAGCGGAAGCCGTAACTCAGTTTCAAGCGCAAGCATACAAAGAATTATTGCCAGCAGGCGGTCCTGTTGACACAGAAGTTTTAGGTGTAACGGATGACGCGAAGTTAGAAAAAGCAAATCGTGTCAAAAACTTCATGAATTACCAAATTACTTATAAAATGGAAGAATACGATCCAGAAACGGATCAGCTTTTGTTTTATTTACCGCTTTCAGGTTCCGCATTTAAGAAAATTTATTACGATCCTGCAGTTGGACGCGCTGTAGCACGTTTTGTTAAGTCAGAAGATTTAGTTGTTCCGTATTATGCGGTTGATTTACTAACTTCGCCACGAATAACTCACGTTATTCATATGACTGAGAACGAATTGCGTAAATTACAGCTTTCTGGATTCTATCGAGACGTTGATATGATGTCTCCTTCGGGTTCGATTGAAGATACAGAGGTCGATGCGAAAATTGATGAGCTTCAAGGACTAACTCGTACTGCATCGGATGAAGAATATACGCTTTTAGAGATGCACGTTGACTTAGATATCGCGGGTTACGAAGATACAGACGATAACGGCGAAGAAACAGGTATTGGACTGCCGTATATTGTAACAATTTGCAAAGATAACAATGAGATACTCTCAATTCGTCCAAATTACGACGAAAATGACCCGATGCGCAAGAAAATTGAGCATTTTACGCATTATAAATTCCTTCCAGGACTTGGATTCTACGGATTTGGCTTAATCCACATGATGGGCGGACTAACTAAGTCAGTTACTGCGATTTTGCGACAATTAATTGATGCAGGTACACTTTCTAACCTTCCAGCGGGTTTTAAATCACGAGGATTGAATATTCAACGTCATGATGATCCGTTACAGCCTGGAGAATGGCGAGATGTAGACGCTCCTGGAGGAAAACTTGCAGATTCGTTTTTACCGCTTCCATATAAGGAGCCAAGCAATACATTAACCGCATTATTGGGTTCTTTAGTTGATTCGGGTAAAAGATTTGCCGCAACAATAGAAGATCCGACAGGTGATGGCAATTCTCAAGCTCCAGTTGGCACAACGGTAGCACTTTTAGAAAAAGGACAACGGGTAATGTCTGCAATTCATAAAAGACTGCATTACGCGCAACGTTGCGAGTTTAAAATTTTAAAAAGAGTGTTTGGTGAATTTTTACCGCCTGAATATCCGTATCAAGTACAAGGGGCTTCCGAAAACGTATTTAAAGAAGATTTTGACAACAGCGTAGACGTTATTCCTGTAAGTGATCCAAATATTTTCAGTATGACGCAAAGAATTACTTTAGCGCAAACACAACTACAAATGGCGCAATCTGCACCTGAATTACACGATTTACGCGAGGCATATCGTAAAATGTACCTTGCTTTAAACATTAAAGACATCGATTCAGTTCTTCCTCCAGAAGAGGAAGTACCGCCGAGAGATCCGATTAGTGAACAAACTGCAGCACTAACAGGTGATCCGATAAAAGCCTATGATTTCCAAAATCAAGAAGCATATATCGCATCTCACTCCGCATTTTTACAAAATCCGATGGTTCAACAGAATCCAGTTGCTGGTCAGGCAATTAGTGCAAATATACAAGAACGACAAGCAATGCTATATAGATTACAAGTTGAACAGGCACTTGGTCAACCGTTACCGCCGTTAGACGAACCAATGCCACCAGAAATGATGAACGAAATTGCTATGGCAGCTGTTGCGGCGACACAACAAGTTACGGGTCAAGCCCAAGCTATGATGCAGGCACAAATGATGGCGCAACAAGATCCGCAACGACAAATGTTCGAGCAACAGTTGCAATTAGAGCGTGATCAGCTTATGCAAAAAGAACAAGAGGATCTTCGCGATAAAGAAGTTGAAATGGCGAAAGCTCAACTTGATGCACAAGTTAAACGTGAAAAAATTGAAGCAGACGCTAGAAAAGAAGATACAAAAGCTGCTATCGATTTACAAGAACTTGAACAGAAAACAAAAAGAGACGCGGAAAAGAATTATACTGAATTAGTTAAAACCGTTCGAGATACTCGAACTACAAATGGAGAAAAGTAATGCGTGATTATTACGATAATGACAAGTACCCTTCGCCTTCACCTAAGAAAACAAAGCCTGCGCCAAGTTTTCCTAGTGTAGAAGATACCACTAAAATACAGTCGGTAGAAGCGGGCGAATGTCTTGATGAGCCTGAAAAAGCCAAAGTAAAAGCGGCTTACGGGCAGACTAAAGGTCTTCTTTGGTATCGTTCTATTAAGTAATTAATGGACTATATCGTTGCAACGGAGCATTTGCTTCGTAAAATCCGAGAGAGGAAAGAAGCTCTCTCGCAAACGTTGGCTGGCGGTGGTGTTGAGAATTTTGAGCAATACCAACGTGTAGTTGGCGAAATCGCAGGTTTGACTTTCGTTGAACAGGAAATTCAAACCCTACATTCTAATATGGAGGATGCATATGACTAAAACTGTTCCAGACCGAGTAGCTAATTTTGGCAGCACTGATATCGACGAGATTCCTATTGATCCAGTTGAAGAAATCACAGTTGACAATTTAGACTCTCATGCAGACAAGTTACCCAAACCAACGGGATATCGTGTCTTAATATTACCTTTTACTTTACCCGAGAAAACCAAAGGTGGAATTTATCTAGCTAAGCAAACTTTAGACAAGGAAAGACTTGCTACAGTTGTTGGCTATGTAGTTGCTATGGGCTCTGATGCTTATAGTGATCCTCACAAGTTCCCTGAAGGTCCTTGGTGTCAAGTAGGTGATTGGGTTATCTTTGGCAGATATGCTGGAGCTCGTTTTCAAATTGAAGGTGGCGATATGCGACTTTTAAATGACGATGAGATCTTAGCAACTATCCAAGACCCCGAAGCAATATTATCATAAACTAACCACATGGAGAAGACCATGCAGCAAGAAGCAGAAAACCAAGACATTGAATTAGAACTTCCTGGAGAGGAAGAGGATGTCGCTGTTGAGGAGGCAACTCCCGAACAGGAATCTAAGAAGGACGAGTTAGATCAAATCAGTGATTCGGTTCAAAAACGAATTGATAAGCTAACTTATAAAATGAGAGAAGCAGAAAGACAGCGAGATGAAGCTGTTAATTATGCTCAAAGTATTACCGAAAACAATACCCAACTCAAAGAAAAACTAAAGAATTCCGATTCTTCCCTTTTCAAAGAGTACGATAATAGAGTACAATCGGATATTGAAAAATCGAAAATACTTTTAAAAGAGGCACAAGATGCAGGTGATGCGAACGCGATTGCAGACGCTACTGAAAAACTTTCAAGAGCTAGTGCTGAAGCTGAAAACCTTAGACGTTTGGCAGCTCAGCAGCAAATTAGGGAGCAAAAACAAGCTCAAGAAGTTCCTGTTGAATCTTATCAGCCGTCTTTACAGCCTGACCAACCTCAAGTTGACCCTAAAGCAGAGGCTTGGGCTAAAAGAAACGAATGGTTCGGAGACGATCAAGCGATGACTTTTGCAGCTTTCGGAATTCATAAAGAATTAGTAGAGCAAGGAGTTGATCCAACATCTGATGAATATTACCAAATGGTTGACAATAAGATGAGAGATAATTTCCCCCATAAATTTTCACAAGAGCAATCTGCCCCCGTGCAACAGGTTGCTGCCTCTAGCAGAGGTGCTAGTGGGAAGAAAAATGCGCGCAAAGTAAAGTTGACACCGAGTCAAGTAGCAATAGCGAAAAAACTCAACGTGCCACTAGAAGAATATGCTAAGCATATCGAAGGAGTATAAAATGACAGAAGAAATAAAAAATTCAGAAGTCGCAACAGATCGAAACTCACGGTCTGCAGAGACACGAGACTCTCAAACTCGCAGAAAACCTTGGCAACCCCCGTCTATGTTAGACGCACCCGAAGCTCCTCCTGGATATAAATTTAGGTGGATTCGTGAAGCCACTCGAGGCGAAGATGATAAATCTAATATGTCTAAACGTATTAGAGAAGGATATGAACCTGTGAGAGCAGAAGATTATCCTGATTTTGAAGCGCCGACTATCGAAAATGGTTCTCACAAAGGAGTCATTGGGGTTGGAGGATTAATACTCGCTAAAGTTCCAGTAGAAACTGCAGCAGAGCGTAATGCTTATTTTCAAAAACAAGCACAAGACGCAATGCAAGGAGTTGATCAGAACTATATGCGAGAGAGTGACCCTAGAATGCCTATTAAGGATAGTGATATCCAACGGTCTTCTAAGGTTGAATTTGGTAGTAGGAAAACTTCCGACGAATCGTAACTTGTATTAATAATAGGAGATTATTATGGCTAATACAGATAAACCTGATGGTTTTACACCCGCATACCACATGTATGGTGGTGTCATTCGTCCTGCAGAGATGAGAATCGCTAGTGGTTACGGAACAGCTATTTATAGCGGTGACGTAGTTACTCTTTCTAGTGGTTATGTTCAACAAGCAGGCGCGACAGACACTCCCATAGGGGTATTCTACGGTGTATTTTACACCGCGTCTGATGGCACACCTACGTTTTCTAAAGTATGGACAGCAAGTACAGCCACACAAGGTAGTGCAGATGCTGAGGCTTTGGTTTATAACGATCCTGGTATCGTTTACGAAGCTCAATTTACAGCTGGAACTCCAGCAGTAAGTTTTATCGGCAATAAGTACACTCTTTCAACAACCGCAGGTTCTTCAACCAACGGTAGGTCGAAAGAAGGAGTTACTGCAACTACTTCAAGTGGTGTTGCTTTATGTGTCGGTTTCGCGGACACTCCTAGTAATTCTATAGGAGCATATGCACGTGGACTCTTCACATTCCCAACTAATACATTCGCAGTCTAATTAGGAGAATAACATGGCTATAAACAGAGCACAACTCGTAAAAGAACTTGTCCCTGGACTTCATGCTCTCTTTGGATTAGAGTACGAAAGGTATAATAACGAACACGAAGACATCTTCGACACTGAAAGTTCTGAAAGAGCTTTTGAGGAAGAAGTAATGTTGACGGGTTTCGGGGAAGCACCTGTTAAAGGTGAAGGCGCTGCTGTCATCTATGATACTGCACAGGAATCGTGGACTGCTCGTTATTCGCATGAAACAATCGCACTAGCGTTCGCGCTAACAGAAGAAGCAATCGAAGATAACCTCTACGATACACTTTCTTCTCGTTACACAAGAGCACTAGCACGTTCGATGCAACAAACAAAGCAAGTTAAAGCGGCTAACGTTCTTAACAATGCTTTTAGTTCATCTTTTGTTGGCGGTGATGGAAAAGAGCTTTGCGCTACAGACCATCCAACCGTTGCGAACGTGGACCTTGCGAATGAGCTGTCTACAGCTGCAGACCTCAACGAAACTTCTCTTGAACAGTCTTTGATTGATATCGCAGGCTTTAAAGATGAGAGGAATCTCAAGGTCAACGCACAGGCTAGGAAACTTATTATTCCACCTGCTTTGCAATTCGTAGCAGATAGGCTTATGGAAACTCCAGGAAGAGTTGGTACTTCAGATAATGACATTAATGCAATTCGCAACATGGGAATGGTTGCGGAAGGCTACGTTGTTAATCATTATCTAACAGATACTGATGCTTTCTTTATCAAAACTGACGTTCCTAACGGACTTAAACATTTCGTTAGAACTCCTGTATCTACCAGCATGGAAGGAGACTTCGAAACTGGTAACGTAAGATACAAGGCTAGAGAGCGTTACAGCTTTGGTTGGAGTGACTGGAGAGGCATTTTTGGCTCACCAGGAGCGTAGTTCCATTTACGTGAACTTGAAAGGGAGCTTCGGCTCCCTTTCTTTTTTGTCTTTTCTATTATAGAATGATAAACATCTAGGGGTAAACTTGTCCTACAGACTGACCTAGCAGACTCGCCAAGACGGTAGGACTTATTTTTTCTTAGGAGGAAATTATGGCACAATCAACCTTTTCAGGTCCAGTAAAATCATTAGCTGGTTTTATATCAGCGGGTAATGCTAATGTAGTTAGCCTTACTGCTGACACTTCACTTACGGTAGCTTCTCATGCAGGCAAAGTATTAACATGTAATGACGCAGATGGTAAATTTACTTTACCTTCTATCGTTGCAACTGCCCCTGGACGAGATGACGATCCAAATCAAACTAACAATCTGGGAGCTACTTTTATATTTATTGTAGAAACTGCTGCAACAGATATGGACATACTAACTGACGGAACAGATAAATTCGTTGGTGGTCTATATACTGGTAAAGATGACGCAACAGGTAAAACGTTTATTTCGGGCGCGTCTAATGACGTTATTACTATGAACGGAAGCACTAAGGGCGGACTAGCAGGCAGTATCGTAAAAGTAACTGCTATGGCTTCTGCGAAATACGCGGTAGAGGGAATTATACTTGGTTCAGGAACTATAGTAACTCCATTTGCTGACGCTTAATATTAGGAGAACATTATGAGTTCATCAGATGTAAAAGCCTCTGTGCCTTTAACGGCTACGGGTCAATTACAGGGAACCATTGGTAGTGGAGCGGGAACAGCAACTAATTTAGGACCTATCCGAATTCAGTCTGTTCAAGCCCAGTCAAGTGCTGCAGATGCAACTATAAAAGTTTATGACGGCACAAGCGCTTCTGGAACTAAACTTCTAATGGAGTTTAAATTTGGCAGTGCTGCTAATGAGTCGTTTGATCATTACTTACCTAATGATGGAGTTAAATTTAATACAGGCGCTTACGTCGTATTAGCTAACTGCGACTTTTTCGTTGCTTATCACTGTTAGTAATGGCAACCTCTGGCACTCGCGCATTTAATTTAGATGTAGCGACAGCGATAGAAGAAGCATACGAACTTGCGGGTTTAGAAGCCCGCACTTCGTATGACGCAGTTACAGCTAGACGTTCTCTAAATATCATGTTTGCCGATTGGTCAAACAGAGGTATTCAAATGTGGGAAGTTTCTAAAGTAGAACTAACTCTTACTGAAGGCGATAATGATTATTCTATTAATGATTACGACATCGATATTTTAGATGCCTATATTCAAAGAACGGTCAATGATGTTGTTACTGATTACTCTTTAGATCGTATAGATAGAAATGAATATGTTGGTATTCCAAACAAAGCAACAAAATCAAGACCAACCGAGTTTTGGTTAGAGCGTTTGAAAACTCCAGTTATTCACTTATATCCAACACCAGAGAACTCAACGGACAAACTCATTTACTATGTTTGGCAAAGAATTCAAGATTCGACAGCTTCTGTTAATGATGTTGATATTCCAAGTCGTTTTATGCCTTGTTTAGCTTCTGGACTGGCTTATTATTTATGTTTGAAGAAAAACGTTCAAAAGATACCTATCATAAAACAACAGTATGAGCAAGATTTGGCTAATGCTTTAAAATATGATGAAGATCGTTCGTCGATTAGACTTGTTCCAAAACATGAGTATATATAATGAGTTATGCCAGTGGTAAATATGCGCAGTTCATATGTGATACTTGTGGATGGGCTTTTCCTTATAAAACAGCAAAAACAACATGGGAAGGAAATAGAGTTTGTGGAGAGTGTTATGAACCTAAACATCCGCAACTAGATCCTCCTCCAATAACAGCCGATCCAGAATCTTTGTGGAAACCACGTCCAGAAGTTCCGATGCCGCAAAGTCAATTAGGGGTAGTAACGACAGAAGACCCTTCTTCTGCGGTTATTGATTCTAGAGGAACGAATGCAATGTCCTTTACAGATGATCGCATAGGAAGTAAATTTGATGGAGAAGAAGGAACAGGTGAACTCGGCGATATAACAGTGAGTACAACATAATGGCAGGATTTACATACGGCACTTTAAAAACAGCAATTCAGGATTACCTAGATAATTCTGAAACGACATTTACTAATAACTTAGATAATTTTATCCAAACAGCAGAAGAAAGAATTTTAAAAGCAGTTCAGCTTCCTGTTTTTCGTAAAAACGTAACGGGAAGTGTTACCGCTTCTGATACTTATTTAGCGGCTCCTGATGATTTTCTAGCCCCATACAGTTTAGCGGTAATTGATAGCAGTAATAATTACAGTTATTTATTACTAAAGCACGTTTCCTGGATTCGAGATTACACTCCCGCCGTAGCCACAACTGGCGAACCCCTTTACTATGCTATTTTCGATAATGATAGTTTTATATTAGCACCAACACCTAATTCTAATTATAGTGTAGAGCTTCATTATTATTACCGACCTAACTCATTAACAACAGTTAGTTCTAGTAGTCAAACATGGTTATCAGAAAACGCACCAAATGCAATGTTGTATGGTTCATTAGTAGAGGGTGCGGTATTTATGAAATCTGATCCACAAACGATTGCTTTATACGATAGTAAATTTCAGGAAGCATTAGGAATGTTAAAACTTTTGGGGGAGTTTAAAGATGTCAGAGATGAAGCTAGAAACGACCAAATAAAAATTTTAGCACAAACTCCTGATGTCTAAAGAACTTACGGGTAAAAAGATCGCTATTGTTGCGATGGGTAAAAGTCAAATAGACTATCATTTATCTATAAGCCACAGTCAACAATACGATGAAGTTTGGGCTATTGGTTCTATGTGCGCTGTTGTAAAAGCCGATAGAGCTTTTATTATGGATCCAGCAACTCGGTTTTTTGATACTTTCGATGCGGGACCTCAAACACAGGTTATGCGGAGAACTTTACCTAAATTAGATATTCCTATTTATTCTTGCGTGGAAGATAATCGTGTTCCTGGAATAGTTCTATATCCTTTAGATAAAGTTATAAAAGAAACGGGTTGTTCTTATTTTAATAATTCAATTTCTTACGCTATTGCTTTTGCACTTTATAAAAAAGTTGGTTCTATAAATATTTTCGGGGCTGATTTTACTTATAAAACAAACGTTCATTTTGGAGAAATGGGACGAGCTTGTTGCGAATTTTGGTTATCTAAATGCATAACTAAGGGAATTGATATTGCAGTTGCTCCAAGTTCTTCATTGTTAGATACGAATGTTCCTATACAAGAAAAATTATACGGGTATCATAGACTTGAAGATCCTCCTGTTGTTTATATAAACAAAGGAGAATTAACTATTGGAAAAACTTCTGAAGTTTTAGAAGATTCGCCACTTATAGGAGTTTCAGGAAGAAAAGATATAGGACCACCAGAACCAGAGAAATATTAATGCAAACAGATAAATTTGAAATTTCGATAGGAAATCTTGGAGTTACGACAACAGATCGTCGGGGACATACGGTAGAAGAAGTTGCTGAAATGGCAACCAACAAATTAGTTTCAGTTGCAGATACTGCACCTGGACCAATAAAAGCACAGGCACATGCTTTTAAAAATTTGTGTCAAAATATTATTACTTATTATATGCAAGAGGCGATTAAAAACCATATGTGTACCATAGGTAATCAACTAGAGTCGCAAGGTCATAAAGATCTTGCGGAAATTATAAGGAGACTATAATGGCTATAACGCAAGCGATGTGTACTTCTTTTAAGAAAGAACTTCTTGAAGGAACGCATAACTTCAAAGCGAGTGGAGGA